TCTGAGCTTCAACTGATGCAAAGCTCATGGCGCCTGCCACTGGGTGGCCAAGCAAAGAGATTGGAACACGGAAAAGACGAGCGATTTCTTCAACTCCGAAACGACGGACTTCGAGAAGTTGTGCGTCTGCGGCGTTGAGTGTCAGTGGCTTGAATGAAGCGCCACCAGTAAGAACGCCCAACTTGCCTGCGCGGTAAGGGCCCGTGTGTGAAAGATTCCAGTTGCGAGCGATGTCTGTGATTTGCTCTTCTGTCAGTTCGCCTGGTGACTCAATGACGCCGCCTGGGTTTGCTGCATTTCCAAAGTAAGAGGCTGCGTACACTTCTGCCGCCATCGCAGAGCCGAGTGTGATGCGAGCTGCGCCGATTGGACCAAGGCCAAGAAGCTGACCTGGAAGTCTGAACAATGGAATGTGAAGCATTTCGCGCTTCGTCAGAATCATCGTCTTTGTAGCACCCTCAGCAGACTGCAGCCCGTCATACAAGCTGTTTTGGCTGTTTGTGCCGATTGTGACTTCGTAGTAGAGCTCGGACTCCGCAGTCGCACGACGGATGCGAACATTCTGCGGATTAATGCAATAGAGCTCCATCACGTCGCCCAGCTCGTCGCGGACTGTGAGAATGAAAGCGTTGCCGTGCAAGTTCAGAGAAGTGATTACCTGCTCGTAGAACTCCAGGCGTGTGGTGTCTGGGTTCGGACGATACACCCACTCTGGCTGCGAGCCATAGACTGCAGCGTACGAGATTCGTTGACGACCTCTCCGCACGTAAGCAGAAAGGGGCAAGGACCCTATTGTATCACCTAAAAGGCGCACACACGCATAAACGGTGGACATGCGTATTGCCGTGTCGGCATTGACATCAACTCCAGCTGGAGATGAGTATGCAGGGCGGCCTGGCACTAGCGGTTCAACGAACTGGTTTTGAGCTCGTTGTTCGCTGGCCTTGCGCAGTCTGTTCGATAAGCTCATTTAGTGGCCTTTTCTGTCTCGAGTTGGTACCAACCGTCGTCCCAAAGGGTCAACAGCCTTGTGAAATAGTCTTCGTATTGCTTGCCAACGATTTCAAGCGAGTAGCGTTCAATCGCGTGCTGTCTAATCGCTGCGCGGTCCAGTGACTTGACGTCTTCTGCTGCACGAACGAAATCGGCGAGCGTGCGGCATCTGTAGCCAGTCACACCGTTGATGTTGGTCTCCGTAAACGCGCCCCAGTCGGTCGTGATTGTTGGAGTGCCGCAGACTTGAGCTTCGATAGCGATGTTGCCGAACGGCTCGATATAAAGAGTCGGTGCGAATAGCGCAATCGCGCCACCCATAAGCTCGGCTCTTTCTTCTGGCCCGACGTTTCCGATGAACTCGCCATAGCCCGTGCCATCGCCTGGGCCTGCGAGAATCAAGCGCTTGCCGAGGCGTTCACAGACTTCTTGAGCGATTCTGTAGCCTTTTCGGTCGATAATGCGCCCGATAAAAAAGTAGTAGTCGCCGTCGCCGTCGCCAGCTGGGAACATCTCAGGTTCTAAGTATCCTGGTATGACTGCGTCGAAGAAGCCGCCGTCCACAGCAGTTGGGTTTGTGTGTCCTGCATAGATTGAGTGCATCCAAGCGTACGATTCAAAAACGCGGTACTTGGCGAATGTGCCGCCATACCCGATTCCAAACTCGACCGAAGTGTGGTTCGGAAAAGCGTCTGCGATTGGCTTGTGTGCGTAGCCGCCGATGAGGCAGATAAAGTCTTTCGGCTCTAAGCGCTCGCGCATCTTGTTGATAACGGTCGCGTTGAAGACCTGCCAATGCGGCAAGTTGGTGTCAAACGAGGCTGTTGTGTAGTGCTTGTCGCCGACTGCAACTGCTCGCATGCTTTCGCTAATGCAGACCACGTGCTCGGTCACTGGCGCTTCGTTCTTTTCGCCAGCGTAGAGAATAACCTCATGCCCGAGGTCTGTCATCATGATACAGAAACGGCGCACCTTCTCAGTGAAGGCGCAGCTTGTAAAATCCTTTGTGACTTGTGTGTGTGGTAGTGCTACAACGTGAAAGCGCATTGGTCCCCCGACCTTGTTCATTCTGTTGGAATCTCAACCCACGAAAGTGAATCTTCGTCCCAAGTGTAGTGCTTGTCGTCTGTTGGCATTGGGTTTGGTGCTTCCCAAAGATAAGACTGTGCGTTTAATGTCCAAGAAGCATAAGGCTGCGGAGCTGCAAAACCAACACCATCAAAAGTGTAACCGACGCCAGCATAGTTCTTGTGAATCGGCAACTTGCCACCAGAGTGTACGCCACCGAGTGTGTTGTAAGAGGTTTGCACCCACTCACCGCCAAGGTTCTGCTCACACCAGTCAGGGCCATCTGCCACAATGACTTGTGTGACGACTCCGTTTTCGACTTTTGCGTAGTGACCCATCAGTTTGTCTCCTTTTCGCCATAAAGCACAGCGCTATTTAAAAGCTTTACATCTCTTTTTGTAACGATGCCGCCTTTTTCGTCAAGTTGCGTTTTGGCTGTTGCTTCGTCATCGGCGATGATGTGCACCAGCATCGTGACTTCGTAGCTGTAGCACATAGTAGCTTTAGATTCTTTTTTCATGTTTCCCCCTTGTTAGATTATGTACCGAATGATGACAATGCCCGAACCACCTGCAGCGCCTACGGCACCGCCAGTTCCACCACCGCCCGCACCACCGCCAGTGTTCGCAGCGCCTGGGTTACCAGCTGCCGAACCAACGGCACCAGTTCCACCACCGCCAAGACCACCAACGCCAGCAGGAGAACCAGATTGACCACCCGCTCCACCACCAGCATAATAAAAAGTTCCGCTTGCGTTTTGACCAGTGCTAGTTGCAGAACCCCACGATGAATAAGTAGAAGAACCAACACCACCGTTGCCTGGGGTTCCAGCACTTGCAGAAGTACCAGCGCCACCAGCACCACCACCACCACCACCCAAAGCGTTGCTAGCATAAAAACCGCCAGTGCCACCGTTGTTACCTTGCCCTGATGTTGGAGTTCCAGCTGCGTTTGGGCCAGACAACTGGCCAGAACCACCGCCCGCAGAACCGCCGTTGCCGCCAACAACACTGTTCCAGCCACCGCCACCGCCGCCGCCAACAGAAGCCGTAAGCGATGCGAATTGTGAGTTGACGCCTTGAGAACCGCGTGCATCGCTTTCACCACGAGCACCGCCAGCACCAACGGTTACAGAGTAACCTGTTGCAGTCAATGATTGAGATGAATAGAAAGTTAAACCACCAGCACCGCCGCCGCCGCCGTTTCCGCCGCCTGAGCCACCGCCGCCTGCCACACAAAGAATGTCTGCACTGATAGACGCTGTCGGAGTAAACGTCCCCGATGCGAAGAAAGCGTGATAGAAATACACACCATCAGTGCTAATGGTCCCGCCCGTTGCTTTAGCGGAGCCTGGGTTGCCTGTGTAAAAACCCCCCGAAGAAGTAAATGTGTGAATCGTGTTGCCACCTGACGTGGTTACGGTTCCACCGTAGGCTCTTTGTGTTGTGCCTGAGTAGCGAGCGATAACAATGCCTGAGCCACCAAAGCCGCCAACTCCTGGATTCGGGAAGCCGCCGCCACCGCCGCCACCGCCTGTGTTTGCAGTCCCCGCGACTCCGAATCTGTCTGAACTGTTGCCAGCACCGCCGCCGCCTGTGCCACCTGATGTGGTTCCTGCAGCACTGCTGTCTGTAAGTCCACCACCACCACCGCCACCGTAGGCTACTGATGAGCCCGAGATTGCAACGGACACGCCGTTGCCACCGCTTGCGTTTGCGGTTGTAGTTCCAGTTCCGCCAACTGCACCAGCTCCACCGCCACCGCCAGTGCCATACAAGCCGCTATTAACTGAGCCACCGCCAGCATAGCCCTGATTCGTTGTGCCAGCTGCTACAGCGCCAGCGCGAGTTGAACCACCACCTGAACCGCCAGCGAAACCTGCGCCGTACGCACCGCCACCGCCACCGCCAGTTGCGGCGATTGTGGAAAATGCAGAGTCTGACCCGTTTGTTCCTTTTTGGTCTGCGGCCGAAGTGCCGCCAGCGCCAACCACGACTGCATACGAAGTGTTTGCTGTAAGCGTAAGTGCAGACTCCAAAGAACCGCCACCGCCAGTTGCTGTTACAGTTGAGCGAAGGCCACCAGCGCCGCCGCCGCCGCCGCCATTACCGCCGCCGCCACCGCCACCGCCCGCAACCACAAGGTAATCAACAAGAATATTAAGATTCCCAGTGATGGCAGACGCAACGACTCCGATGATTGGCATTTAGGAGATGTCTCCAGTCGCGTACCAAGCGTCAGTGCCAGCTTTGATTAAAGTCATAACAGAATAGCGTGCTCTGGTCTTTGGTGTCGCTGCTGTGGTTCCTGTTGAAAGAACAGTCACGCCACCAGCGCCTTGCACAGTTACCTGTCCAGTGCCGATTTGAATGAGGTTGATGAGTGTACCTGTTGGAAATGCGACAGACGAGTTGAGTGGAATCGTGTAAGTCTGTGCGCTACTATTCGAAGCCGTTACCAGCTCGTCGCGGTCCGCGAGTACGAAAGTGTAAGTCGTGCCGACCTGTGCATTGATGGCTTCAACGCCACCAGCACCTGTTGCACCTGTAGGGCCAGATGGACCAGATGGGCCAGATGGGCCAGATGGGCCAGTAGCACCAGCAGCGCCCGCAGTGTAAGCATAAGCCAGCGAGTTCCAAGCAGTCGTGCCGTCACCGATTTTGTACTTCGTGGTGTCGGTTTCGAGTCCGAGTTCGCCAGCTGCAAGAGTTGGATTATTCGTGGTCCAGTTTGCTGCCGTGTCGCGGCGGTTTTGGAGTCTTGCTGTCATGTTGGCTGCTTTCTCTCTTTAGAACGTTGTTATTGACGCACCAGCGTCGATGGTGTAAGTCCAAGCTGATGTGCCAGAAGTCTCTGCGTTGTAAACGACGTCGCCACGAACCGCAGAAGTGCCGCCGTCTAAGTAGTCCACAACGGGGTTGTCGCCGCCTTGTGGGCCTGTTGGGCCTGTTGCGCCGCTTGGTCCTGTTGCCCCTGCGGGCCCTGTAGAACCAGTCGCACCGACTGGGCCTGTCGCTCCAGTTGGGCCAGTTGGGCCAGGAACTGTTGAGTCTGCGCCGCTTGGTCCTGTCGCGCCTGTAGCACCGACGGGGCCTGTTGCACCGATTGGGCCTGTAGCACCAGTTGGACCTTCAACGCCTTGTGGGCCTGTTGCGCCGACGGGACCTGTGGC